AGTAAGCATACAAGACATTAACGTGAATCAAGGCCGAGTAACTGAGGCGTGGTTTCAAACAGACATATCAATAAACTATTTAACATTCAGCAATAGAGGGTAAGAAAATGGCAGGTTCTAACGATTATATTATAAAACTAGGTGCAGACGGTTCAGAGCTTGTCGTGGGCGGTCAACTTGACGGCACAATGACAAAAAACGGCGCACCTGTTGAAATTACAAACAAGGCTAACGGCGGTAATATTACTTACTTGAACGGATTTGTAGCAGGCGATCAAGTTGCATTTGCAGGCACGTTTACACTACTTGCTGAAACAGTTCAAAACACAATAAAGGCCGCAATCAACTCAGGCACGCAAATACCTGGCGTTGTTGAAACTGCTGTTGGCGGTGAGAAGTGGCAATGTGATACGTGGTCTGTTACTGGCCGTAGTGATGCCGCACCAGTTAACGGTGCTGCTGCAATGTCAGTGACCTTTAGTACATCAGGTGCCTTTACTTATACAGCGCCTAGCTAAATGAAGTTTAAGCTATGTTACAAAGAGTATGACTATAAAATAACATGGTCGGCGAAGCGTGATTTTAAGCGTGAAACTGGCCGTGGTTTATGGTCTACACTGCAAGGCGTGATGGTAGTTGTTCAGGCTAACAAAAAAAGCTCTGTGTTTAATCTAATGGCTGAGATAGGCAATCACATTGACGATGTTGACGGTGCTATTTTACTGCACGCATTAGCCAAGCAATGCAACTCTGCACTACAGCTATCAGAAATTGCGGACGCATGTGACAGAGCAGGTTGGCGACCAGTTGACGATGACAGCGAATATGCACAGCCATACACATTAGTTTTATATTCTATCGTGCTAGACATTGACGCTATGTATCAACAGGAGGCGATACAAGCAAAAAAGGATTTATGCCCCTCCGAGGAAGGGCAAGACATAAAAGCGGATCAAACATAGGTGACTTTGATTTTTACGATTGGTGGAAAGCACTAATTAAAGCTGGCGTTCAACCTTCGGAAGCTTGGGCAATGGATTTTATAGAAACCTCACAATTATTAGAACTTGAGCCTAGCCGCTCAGACTTCACATTAGCTTTATATCACCAGCGCAAACAAAACGGAGCGCCAAACTTTGACCACTGAATCATTAATTGTTGAACTAGACGCGAGGACAGCGAAGCTTGATGCTAAGTTAAATTCAACAAATGACAAGTTAGACAAGCTTACTCAAAGCTCTGAAAAGTCAGACGGCGGTTTACGTAAGCTTGGTGCTGGCGCTGCCGTTGTAGGTTCTGCCATTATAAAAACCGCAGCGGCGGCCGTTGCACTCGGTTCAGCGGTATCAGCAATTGTTTTATCATCTGCAAAAAGCAGGCGTGAATTAGAGTTATTAGCAAAGCAAGCAAAAACAACAACATCTGACTTTCAGGCACTGTCGTTTGCTACAAACACTTACGGAATAAACGCCGAACAAATGGGCGAGATATCAAAAGAAATCTCTTTAAAGATTGCAGAGTTTAGCACAGCGGGAACTGGAGCCTTCCAAGACTATGCCGATGTTATGAAGCTTACTAAGGATCAAGCTCGTGAGGCAGCCGAGGAGTTTGTCGGTTTATCTTCTCAAGAAGTGCTTGGGATGATGATATCTAGAATGGAGGGGGCTGGGGCGACGGCGGGTGATATGGAGTTTGCCATTGACTCATTAGCTAGCGACGCGGAAAGATTAATTCCGTTATTTAAAGGCAACTCAAAAGAACTTCTTGAACTCAAAAATAGATTTAATGATGTAAATAGCTCGCTTCAAATAACAGGCACTCAAGCAGAAGCACTTCGCGACGTGTCTAATACATTTACATTACTAACATCGTCCGCAGGAAACGCCACAACAGCTATCAGCGCAACTTTAGCGCCTGTACTTGATGACTTCTTTAATGACATTATTGCCGTTGTTCCTGATGCCACACAGACAATCATTGATTTTATTAACTCGTTTCTTGATGCTGAAAATATATCCTCTATTGCTGGTGTCAATAAAGAAATATTAAAAGTAAACGAAAGCATCACAAAAACATCTGAGACAATGATTAATCAGGTTCCAAGGATGAGAGCCGGATCAGAAGCACAGCTTGCAGCGGATCAACAAAGGCTCAAAGAATTAGAGGCTCAACTTGTAGTATTGACCGATCAAGAGAAAAAGATTGAAGATGTCAACAGGTTAAGCGGTCGGCAAATTGGCGGCGAAGTAGTTACGCCAATAGAATCAGGCACAGGCTTAGGCACTGGTGACGAGATACAGGCGATAGCTGACAGGTTTAAAGAGGAAGAAACACTACTGGCTGAAAAGTTAGTTAGAGAACTTCAAATAATTGGCGACAACAATGAATTAAAAATAGAGTTAGAAAGAGAGTTTGCAGAAAAAATAAACGAAATTAGAGAAGAAGCAAACCAAAAAAAAGCATCACTTGAAAGCACTGGTGTAGATGAATTTAAAGACGGCACAGAAGAAGAAACAAGAGCCAATAAAAAGGCCGCAGATAAAAAACTAAACCAACAGCAAAGTGCTATTCGTGCAGGCATGGCTTTAAATACACTGCTCTTTGAAGACAACAAAGCGATTGCCGCAGGATTAATTATTGCAGACACAGCGGCGGCTATAATGGCAAGTTTAAAAATATCGCCATTTGATTACGTTAACGTAGGTATTCTTGCCACTACTGGTGCCGTACAAGTTGCTAACGCTCTATCATCAAGTAAAGGCGGGGGTGGCTCACTATCAGCACCAACAGCAGCCCCTCAACAATCACCACAACAATCATTTAACGACCAAGGTACAACAATCACTGACATAAGTGATGGCGAAGTAACAAGCCAAAGATTAACAATAGAATTTAATGATGAAGTAGTGGACGCAATATCACGTCAGATTCAAAAATCACAGAGTGACGGAAGAACATGATTTTAAGCAAAAGCAATATCATAAGAAGTAATTCAATCGCTTTAAATACTGGCGCGATATCTTCCGGCGCTTTGGTCAATGTGCAAAATCCAGACTTTTCCAAAGTTGTGAGCAGCACATCTACGACATTTAAATTTACTTTTGCATCTGTAGGATCATCTAAATACGTTGCTTTACATGGCATATCATTTCCAATCGGTGCAGTCGTTACAGTTACAGGCTCAGGCTTTAGTGAAACCTACACAATGGTTAGAGATATTAAAAACCTTGTCTTCTACGTAGCAACAGCAGTAACGTTAAATTCATTAGCCATACAAGTCGCTGGGGCAGGAACTAAAACAATCAGCTATGTATCAGCCGGACTAACCACCGAAGTCACGTGGGGTGTCACTGCGGGGCAAACTTTGCGGTATTTATCGCACAACAAAAGAAGCAGAGTCGCAACCAATAGCCGAGGGATGCCTACTAAAGCAATTCAAGAAGAAACCAACAACAAGTTAAATGTCAATTACACTAATGCACCTAAGACTTGGGCCAGAACTGACTTCCTCGAAGTGCTGGCACACTATGACACTGATAGTATTGTTTCAATGATTGACTATGAAGCCGATGATAATCCAGAGGATAGCTATTGCATGTTTGACTTAACTGGCGGCGAAGTTAATGCACATGCTGAGGCTCCTCTTTTAGTTAATGTTACAATGTCTTTTAGGGTTATTGCATGAGCCTATTTCATTACTATGTTGTGGAGCTAGATTTACTTGAGGTTGTGGGCGCTTGCACTAATAACGGCAACCCAGGTTTTTCAACTACGCTAACCTGTAACGACCAATCAAGTTATTCGACATCAGTTAAGACGCATAAATTCACAGACACAGGTTTAATACTTTCCGAGTCTGATATTCATAAATGCGTCAATAAAGTATCTGAGACAACTCCAAAGTTAAAAGCGGGTAACGGTGTAGCGTCTAGGGCTAAATGCACAGTCAATTTAAGAAACTTTGTAGGAGACCCAAACTTAACATCTCCGGCAATAGTCGCCAACTCAACGCTAGAAGACAACGGAACCTTTTTCGGCAAAATGAAGCAGCGTAACATCCTTACCAATCGACCAGTGAGGATCAAGTATTACAAAGTTGACGCTGGCACCACAACACTAGTCAGAACTAATCATTATATTTGTGTAGGCTTTAAACAGTCAAAATCTGATATGTGGACAATGAGCTGTCAGGATATTTTATACAAAGCTGATAATAAAAAGAGTCAGTTTCCCCGCATTATAAAAGCTAAATTAACAAGCGATATAACAGCGGGTGAAACAAGCATAGCAGTCACGGGTGACATTGCAGACTGGACAGCATACACAAAGTACACAGCGGTTATCGGTGATGACTTATTAATGATAACAAATGCCACGGGTAACTCTACATCAGTCACATTAACGGTTGCACGCTCAACAAGTATCACGCTCGGTTCACGCACAATAATAAACGAGCCAAGCACTCACAATGCTGGTGACGAGGTATTTAGAGGCCGTAAATTTGTCAACGCTGATTTGTTTGATGTAATAGAAGCTGTCTTTGAAGATGCCGATATGCTTACAACAGATTATGACGGCACAGCTATTGCCGCTGAGTTAGATATATGGCTACCAAGCATTGCGAGTTCAGTAGATGCTATATTCTATGAATCTGATGATTCTGAGAGCGTATTGAATGATTTATGCCAAGCTTTTATGCTGGATATTTACACAGATACAAGCATAGGCAAAGCAACGCTAAAAGCTACATCACCATGGAACAGCACGACTGCAGTACTAACAGAAGGTGTTGAAATAACTTTTAACTCTGTAGACATAGACGAACCAAGCGACCTATTTTATTCACGGGCTTTTTTGCAATACGATAAACGCAACCTTTTAGCAAATGACGATGACGTAAACTTTAAGCGTTCAAGCATTACGTTTAACACTGACCTTGAAGGCGCTAATTTCTACGGTGAAGAAAAACTTAAAAAGATGGGTAAATCAATTATCCTGTCTAACAAATCTAATAACATTGAAGTGGCAGACCTAACAACGGTTCGCTATGCGCAAAGATTCAGCAACCGACCTCAGACGATTGACTTCGAGATGGAAGAAGATGAAGTCAACTTTAAAATCGGTGATGTGTTAGAGGTTAGAGCGTTACAGAATCAAGACAATGAAGGTAATGTTAGATTTGGAGTTAGGGCGCAAGCGGTACAGATAACACCATCTTATAATATTGGCAGAACATACAAAGTTAAAACAATTACATACAACCCGTTTATCGGTGGTATATCTGGCTCTGACTTGCCTGTTAATTCTACAACTGATAATAATATGTTTACGATTGCGGGTGGGCCAGTTGGCTCTGATACGTTTACATTTGTTTTTGACAAGCCATACTTCGGACAAGATGCCACAGGTCAAGCCATAACAATAGGCTCTTTCCCAACTGGCTCAACTGTCAATCTAGTTTACATTAACGGATCCGTTGCTATCGGTCGAGGTGGTGATGGCTCAAATGTTGACGGCTCTAATGGTGGACTAACTTTGAAAGGTCAATCAGGCGTAACAGTCAACATCTACCTAAACGGCACTACGCCAGATTTTGGCAATGGCACATACACAGCAGACGGCAAGCTTCTTGCGGCTGGTGGTGGTGGGGCTGGCTCGGATGGCACTGGCGAAGATGAAAGCTTTAGAGGTGGTGGCGGTGGTGCTGGATTTATTATTAGCTCGGGCGGTGTTGGATCAATCCCAGGTCTTAACGGCTCAGATGGTTCAGAGGAATTAGGAGGCGCACCAGGTCTAAATGCTGGTGCTGGTGGAGACCCAGGCGAAGATGGCGAAGATGGGGCGCAGTCGCAGGTCGGAGGCTTAAAAGGTAGCTGCTTAGAGCTAAATTCTGGTATTATAAATATTATCACAAATGGCTCAACATCAAGATTCATACAAGGTGGCGGCGATGCCCCTTCTTCAATTAGTTAAGAGGCAATTATGTCAGTCGATTCGCAAAGAATGCTAAAATTAGAAACCGAAGTAAAAGAATTAAAAACTTACATTGATAAGCTTGTTGGTGCTGTAAAATCAGAATCAAACAATGCTGTAGAATCGCTTAAAAAATCAGTTGCTCAAATTGATGTTTTTAATAAGCATTCAATGCAAGATAAAAAATATCCAACAATAGATGTTGAAAGCAAAATAAAATCTATTGTTACTAAAGATTATATAAACTTTATGTACAGGAATAAATAATATGGCAAGCATTACACTATCAGGCATTCTTTTAGACCCTAACTCTGATTTTGCAGT